TTTTGATCCAGTAAATCCAGTTGAACCATTTGATCCAGCACTACCAGTAAACCCTGTTGATCCTGTAAATCCAATTGATCCAGTAAACCCAATTGAGCCTGTATAGCCTGTACTACCAGTATAACCAATTGACCCAGTAAATCCAATTGAGCCAGTAAAGCCATTAGATCCACTAAAGCCACGTGATCCAGTAAATCCAATTGAACCAGTATAACCAATTGACCCAGTATAGCCTATTTGTGTTGACGCACTACCAGTATAACCAATTGACCCAGTAAACCCTATTTGTGTGCTAGCTGATCCAGTGAATCCAACACTACCAGTATAGCCAATTGAGCCTGTATAGCCTATTTGTGTACTAGCTGATCCAGTGAATCCGATACTACCTGTATACCCTATTTGTGTGCTAGCTGATCCAGTGAATCCAACACTACCAGTAAAGCCTATACTACCTGTATAGCCTATTTGTGTTGACGCACTACCAGTGAATCCGATACTACCTGTATAACCTATTTGTGTACTTGCTGATCCAGTGAAACCAATTGAACCAGTGAACCCGATTGACCCAGTGTAACCTGCTTGTGTACTTGCTGATCCTGTAAATCCAATTGACCCAGTAAATCCTGCTTGCGTGCTTGCACTTCCGGTAAAGCCCCTCGAACCAGTAAAGCCAATTGACCCAGTGTAACCTGCTTGTGTACTTGCTGATCCGGTAAAGCCAATTGATCCAGTGTAACCTGCTTGTGTACTTGCTGATCCAGTAAAGCCGATACTACCGGTAAAACCAATACTACCAGTAAACCCAATACTACCGGTAAAGCCCCTCGAACCAGTAAACCCAATTGACCCAGTATACCCTGTACTACCAGTATAACCAGTAGATCCAGTATATCCTTGGCTACCTGTGTATCCTTGAACAGAATTTAAACTCCAAGAACCACTTACTTTGATATATAATTTTAATGTATCTGTTTCATAAAATGTGGCACCATCAGGTATATTAGTTGGCTTTGTGTCCGAACTTAACCCAACAAGTTTGTCGCCTGCATACCTTTTAATAGCCATAGTTTATCGCAATCTCACAAAATATTCTATTATATTTATAGGATTAGATATTTTGATTATATACAGCATTATGCTATAGTATTATTATTTGGAATTAAAATATGCTTAAAATTGCAATCATAGACACTGTTGGGCTAACATATGACGGTAATACCCTTGAAAAAAGAGGTCTTGGTGGGTCCGAGTCTGCTGTTATTTTAATAAGCAGAGAGCTTGCAAAAATTGGCTTTGACGTAACAGTTTATAATAACTGTATTGATAGCCAAGCTGCACCAGGAACTTATGATGGTGTTAAGTTTATAGATCACACTCAAACAGAATTATTTGAAGATGAATATGATGTTGTATTCTCTTCACGTTCTGTTTTTCCATTCTTTCCTGGGTCAATCTACCGCTTCATACCTAAAAGCAAGTGGAAAGTTTTATGGATGCATGATACATTTTGCAAAGGTGATGAAAATCTTGAGGAGATGGTTGTCTCAGGTGTTATAAATGAAGTATTCACTTTAAGCGATTTTCATACCAACTATACTTTTAATAACGAACACGGCAAAAAACGTATGTTCGATGTTCTCAAACATCGTAACTTTCAAACACGTAACGGTGCAGTGAAATATATCAATGAAGTTGATCTAAGTAAAAAAGATCCCAATCACTTTGTCTACAACGCTAGTGTTACAAAAGGCCTCAAGCCATTATTACAATTGATTTGGCCTGATGTAAAAAGATTAATACCTGAAGCACATCTTACTATTGTTGGTGGTTATTACAGATTTAGAGACGGCAGCGAACCTGACGAACAAGAAAAAGATCTAGTAAACTTTAAAGAAGATGAAAAATACAAACAACTCGGTGTAACTTTTACTGGAGTAATTAAGCAACAAGAGATTGCCAAAATATTAGCTAATGCAACGTATATGATATATCCAGCTGATTTTCCTGAAACATTTGGTATATCAACACTTGAAAGTTTGCTTTATAAAACTCCATTAATTACTTGTAGATTTGGTGCGCTTGAAGAAACTGCAATTGATCTAGCTTGTTATAAGTTAGATTACCCAGCAGTACCAAATAGTGTTTTCCCACATATTGATGCTTATGGACAAGCAGATGCGTTTATTAAAATGACATATGCTGCTTATCATACTCCTTATTTGCTACAACAAAAACAAAATTACTGCGATGTAATAAATGATACTTACAGCTGGGCTACAATTGCTTTACAGTGGAAGCAGCATTTGTACATGCGTCTTGGTCTATTTTTACCAGCAGATGATTTTAGACGTGTAAGCAGATTAAATGAAAAAGTAGCTAGAATTCATGGACGTAGGTTTAACAACGAAGTTGATCGCAGATGTTATCATAGTTCAAACAATCAACTACCAATATCAATCGTTACACCTTTTTACAATTCAGAACAATATATCGAACGTTGCATACAAAGTGTTGTTCAACAAGAATATGAAAACTATCAACTTATTTTAATTGATGATGCTTCGACTGATAATAGCTACAATATAGCACTAAAGACTATCAAATCTTTGCCACAATCAATACAAAACAAAATTAAATTAACTTCAAATGAATCTAACAAAGGTGCAGTATACAATCATATCAATGTATTGCTTAACTATGTTAAAGAAGACGACATTGTTATGTTACTTGACGGCGATGATTGGTTAGTTAACAATAACACTATATTCCATTTATATAATGACCTCTATCAACATGGTGCAGAATTTACATACGGTAGTTGCTGGAGTTTAGTTGACAATATTCCGTTAATTGCACAAGATTATCCAGAAGCAGTAAAAGAAAAACGTGCTTATCGTAATCACAAATTTGCGTGGAACATGCCCTACACACATTTAAGAACATTTACTAAAAAGCTATTCAATAATATACCTAGTGAACGTTTTAAAGATGATCAAGGTAACTGGTTACGTGCTGGCGGAGATGGTGCATTGTTTTATGAAATGATTGAGCGTGCTAATCCTGATAAGATTGTTGCGGTTAAAGAAATTGTATGCAATTACAATGATATTAATCCTTTAAACGATTATAAAATAAATGGTAACGAACAAACTAAAAACGCACAACTGATTTTAAATCGCAAATGAAATATAGCATAATCATTCCTACAATGTGGCGTTGTCCACAAATTACTATTCCTTTTTTAGCAGAACTTTCTGCACATCCTTTAGTTGATGAAATTATTATAATTGATAATGATCATCAAAATCGACCTAAATTAATTCCAACAAATAAAGTTAAAATTACTTCTTTTGGAAAAAATGTTTATGTAAATCCAGCATGGAATTTTGGTGTTAAAAGAGCAAAAAATGATTTATTATGCATTGTAAACGATGACATCGCGTTTGATTTAAATTTATTAAAGAAATTAAAACCATTATTAACAACTGATAACGGAACGTTTGGATTATGCCCAGGAGAAAAAGATTTTAATCAACCATTAATAACAAATGGCGATATTGATATTATTCCGTGGAGCGGTCAACATACCTACGGATACGGTTGTTTATTCTTTTTACATAAACAAAATTGGCAACCAGTACCTCAAGGTCTTGAGGTATATTATGGGGATAATTATATTTTTGATTTGCAGTTAGCAAAAAGAAGAACAAATTATCTTATAACAAATATGAAATTTAAAGGTTTGTTTGCACAAACTACAAGTGATAAAAGTATTAGTAACGGATTTTTAGATAGAGAATCTCTTATATATCAAAGGATATCAATAGAAATGACAAACGAAGAAATATTAAAAAATGAATATATTGCTGCGTGTGATACTGTAAGCGATATTAATAGACATGTACCAATATTACATAAATTAGCACAAGAATGTGAAAGCGTAGTTGAACTAGGTGTTAGAACAGGCGTAAGTACACGAGCATTTTTACCACTTAATGTAAAATTGCGTAGCTACGATATTGAAGAAGATGCTCGCGTTACTGAATTGTTTTTAGTTGCAAATAATCAAGGCAAAGATATGCAATACATTATGGGAGACAGTTTAAAAGTTAATATTGAACCAGCTGATATGATGTTTGTTGATACTGTTCACAGTTACGATCAAGTGTCAGCAGAACTTGCACGTCATGGTCATAAGATTCGCAAGTACATTGCTTTCCATGATACATTTGTATTTGGTCTTGGTCAAGAAAATGTATTAAGTGCTGTGATTGATTATGTAATGAAAAATCCAGAATGGGAGTTCTGCCATTACGATACCGAAAACAACGGACTTACAGTTATTAAACGTAAGAGTCATGTTCAAAAGAAAAAAGTATTGATTGCACTACCTACTAATCGAAATGTTGAAACAGATACACTTAAAAGCATTTATGATCAGATATTACCAGAAGGTATTGAAACCGAATTGCAATTCTTTTACGGTTATCAAATTGATCAAATTCGAAATTTAATTGCCGAATGGGGCAAGCGTTATGATTACCTCTTTTGTGTAGACAGCGACATTGTATTACCTAATGACGCATTAGCAAGACTTATTGCAGCAGACAAAGATGTTGTGTCAGGTCTTTATATTCAACGCAAACCAGGGCACCACATTTTAGAAATTTATGAAGATGCTCCAAACGGCGGCACACAAAATGCTAAGTGGGAAAACTTAAAAGGTCGTGGACTTGTTGAGATTGCTGGTTGCGGGTTTGGTTGTGTCTTAGTTAAAGGCGATGTATTACGTACAATGCCCTATCCGCACTTTGTTTATAAAAGTGCATTAGATCATGCACATACTTTTAGTGAAGATGTTTATTTCTGTTTAGAAGCACGTAAGCATGGTTTTAAAATTTGGGCAGACACTAGTCTACTTTGCGAACACATACACTCTATGCGTATGGTAGTTGATACTAATCCACCTGCGCCGTTTACACAAATTAAATC